GTAGAATATTTGAGAAAAAATATACTTCAACAGACAGAAGAACAAATTAAAGAAATTGATAAACAAATTGCAGCTGCACAACCAACAGAAAAAGATGATGAGGATGATGATGACTTCTAAAACACATCAAACTATAAAATCTATTTTAACAGTTAAGACACAAAGTTTTATAGAAAGTAAAAAACAAAAATTGTTTCAAAATATATTAGATACAGAAATTGAAGAAAGTGTACGAGATATTTCTAGTAAAAGTGATGATCAAATAAAACAGTTAATCAAAGAAGGAAAACTTACTGACAAGTTATTAGTTTGTGCAATTAAAAATGTAATGAAAGAGGGGATGAAAAATGGCAAAATCAGATTCGACAAGTAATATTTTACAAAATATTTTCAGTAAAAAACTTACTAAAGCAAAAGAAGGAATTGCAAAAAGTTTGCGAAACAAATCATTTAAGGCTATTGAAGATTATAAAAATAGTTTTAAATTTGAATTGCCTGGAACAGGATCTAAAGCAGTAACTGTACCATCATCACCAGAAATAAATAAAGAAGGTGTTGTTAGTAAAGTAATGGAATATATTAAAACAGATGGCACCAGACGAAGATGTGCTGGTGGCGATGGTCGTAAAACAGAGAGTCATGATTGTGAAAAAGTTCATTCTGATATGTCACATAAAGAATGGGAAGCATCACAAGATACACCAAAGGATGAAGGTAAAGATGGTGGAACAGGTGACAAGGCAGCTTATAAAAAATTCTTTGATACCAAATTAAAAAAATATGGTGTAAGTAGTCCTGCTGAATTAAAAGGTGATGATAAGAAAAAATTCTATGATGAAATAGATGCAGAATGGGAAGGTGATAATGAAACTGACTGACCAAATTGTTAAACTAAAGGGTAAAAACAAATGAAACTAATAACAGAACATATCCATGATGTAGAGTATATTACCGAAGGTAAGGGTAAAGAGCAATACATCAAGGGTATCTTTATGCAGGCTGATATTAAAAATCAGAATGGTAGAGTATATCCAAAAGAGGTATTGCAAAAAGAAATAAAAAACTTTAATAATAAATATGTTAAAGAGGGAAGAGCTCTTGGTGAACTCGGACATCCAGCAGGCCCTGTTATTAATTTAGATAGGGTTTCACATATAATTAAAGAGTTGACTGAAGATGGTTCTAACTTTATAGGTAAAGCCAAGGTAATGGATACTCCAAATGGTAGAATTGTAAAAAGTTTTATCAATGAAGGTGTCAAGCTTGGTGTATCTTCCCGAGGGATGGGTAGTGTTAAACTGAATAGAGAAGGTGTTAATGAAGTACAGAAAGACTTTGTTTTATCCACAGTAGATATCGTTGCTGACCCTTCAGCTCCAGAGGCATTTGTCAATGGAATTATGGAAGGCAAAGAGTGGGTATGGGAGAATGGAATTATTAAGGAGAAGGAAATTGCTGGAATGAAAAAAACGATACAAAATGCTAATATGAGAGAATTAGATCAAAAAAAGTTGGAAGTTTTTACAAAATTCCTTCAAAATCTTTAATGTTATAAATATTATAACGAATAAAATAATTTAGGAGATCAACAATGGCACGAAAAAAAATACTCACAGATGATGGAAGAATTGAAGATGAGATTGATATGGAAGAAGCGAAAAGTTCTAATAAAGAATTAGGTTTGCCTGATTTAGATGACGAAGAAGGTCGAAGTGATTCTGAGCCTGATGGAGAAGATAATCCAAAGAAACAAAAAGAACCTAAAAATTCAAAATCAAATGCTTCTGCAAAAGCAGAAGGTAAAGCAAAAAAAGAAGAAGATGAAGAAGAAGATGATGAGGACGAGGAAGAAGTAGAAGAGAGTAAATCAAAAAAAGAAGAAGATGACGAAGAGTATGATGACGAAGATGAAAAGAAAGAATCTAAGTCTACTAAAAAAGAAGCTATGCCTCCTTGGTTAGATAAAGACAAAAAAGATGACGATGACGATGAGGATGAGGAAGAGACTGAATCCAAAAAGTCTAAAAAAGAAGATATTGATATAGATGTTTCTGAAGATGTTGCGGCTCTTATAGATGGAGAGAATCTTTCTGAGGAATTTAAAACTAAGGCTGCTACAATTTTTGAAGCTGCTGTTAAGTCTAAAATTTCCAAGATTCGTAAACAAATCCGGGAAGATTCTAAAGTATATCTGGAACAAAAAACAGAATCTATGCATGAAGAGATGACAGGAAAAATGGATGAGTATATGAATTATGTTGTAAAAGAATGGATGGAAGAAAATAAACTTGCTGTTGAACAAGGTGTTCGCAACGAAGTCACAGAAAGTTTTATTTCTGGTTTGAAGAAGTTGTTTGAAGAACATTACATTGATGTTCCTGTAGAAAAGGAAGACGTTTTCGAGAGTCTTGTTCAAGAAGTTGCCGAGATGGAAACTAAGCTTGATGAGTCTACTCAACAGCATATGGATATCGTGAATGAATTACATACTTATAAAGCTAAAGACGCATTCCGTGATGTAGTAGAAGGCATGGTTGACACAGACATTGAGAAAATGAAAGAGTTAACCGAAGATGTCGATTACGAATCAGATAAGCAGTATAAAGAAAAGTTAAATATTATCAAAAACAGTTACTTTAAATCAGATAAGAAACTGGATGATAATAAAGCAACAGCCGCTACAAATAAAGATATGACCGATGGATCAGGTGAAGGTAGAATGGATAGTGTCATGGCTGCTATAACAAGTTTGAATAAAGTTAAAAATTAAATAACTTTAAAGATAAATTTATGGATAAAGTGAAAGTGAAGATTGTTTGTTTTTAAGATTTTAAATTAATTAATAAAAGGAGAAGTACAAATGTATATGGCAGAAGATATTAAAGAAAAATGGGACGGTGTAATTGATCATCCCGATCTTCCTAAAATCGAAGATAGCTACAAAAGAGATGTAACACGAAGATTGCTTGAGAATCAAGAAACCTTTTTGAAAGAAGCAGCACCTGCCAACTCAGCTGGAGCAATGGGTGATGCTGGTGGAGTTGCAAAATGGGATCCGATTCTAATTTCTCTAGTTCGTAGAGCAATGCCTCAGATGATCGCTTATGACGTTTGTGGTGTACAACCTATGACTGGCCCAGTTGGTTTGATTTTTGCTATGAAAGCAAAATACGACACGCAGGGTGGAGCAGAAGCACTTTTCGGTGAAGCAGATACAGATCATTCTGGAGATGCTGGTTCTAGTCATGTTGCTATGTCAGCTGCAAACAATCCGTTTGATGGTACATGGACAACTGGTGAAGGTGTAACGACTGCTGAAGGTGAAGCAATGGGAGATGGTTCTCAAGCTCTGAGTGCTATGGCATTCACGATTGAGAAAACCACAGTTACTGCTAAGACTCGAGCTCTCAAGGCTGAGTATTCAACAGAGTTGGCACAGGATCTTAAAGCCGTTCACGGTTTGGATGCTGAGACAGAACTAGCGAATATTCTTTCTGGTGAGATTCTTGCAGAAATTAACCGAGAAGTTGTTCGTAAGATTTATATTGGTGCGACAGCTGGAGCGGTTGCCGGTACTACTACATCTGCTGGAGTTTTCGACTTAGACACCGACTCTAATGGTCGTTGGATGGTTGAAAAATTCAAAGGTCTACTGTATCATATTGAACGAGAAGCAAATGCTATCAACATTGATACTCGCCGTGGTAAAGGTAACTTTATCATTACGACTAATGATGTTGCATCTGCATTGGCTATGGCTGGTGTTCTTGATTACACTCCTGCATTACAGGCAAATGTAAACACAGACACTAATGTTAGTACTCAAGTAGGTACGGTTAACGGAATGAAAGTTTTTGTTGATCCATACTATGTACATACAAATGAGCATATGCTTTGTGTTGGTTACAAAGGATCTTCTCCGTATGATGCTGGTATGTTCTATTGTCCTTACGTTCCATTACAGATGGTTCGTGCTATGGGCGAAAATACTTTTCAACCTAAGATCGCATTTAAAACTCGTTACGGATTTGTTTCAAATCCATTTACGAGTCTTGCAACTAACTCTTACTATCGTAAGGTTAAAGTTACAAACTTGATGTAATCTTGATTTTTATCTAAATCAGGGGGATGGGGATTCGTCCCTGTCCCTCTTTTTTTTTGGAGTTTACAATGCACGAATATAAATCGAAAGTAGTAAAACTTGTTGATGGTGATACGATTGATCTTGATATTGATTTGGGATTTGATATAATCCTTTCTAAACAAAGGATACGTTTATTTGGAATCGATACACCCGAATCCCGAACTAAAGATGATGAAGAAAAATTCTTTGGAAAGCTTGCATCATCATTCATCGAAGAGCATTGCCCATTGGGGTCATACATTACACTCAGAACACATTTAGATAAAAAAGGAAAATTTGGTAGAATACTTGGAGAACTTATTGTACCTAATTCTATAGATGGTAGTGGTACTCCTTTGAATCTAAATGAAACTATGATACAGAAACACTTAGCTGTTGAGTATCACGGGCAATCTAAAGATGATATATACAAAGAACATATGTGCAATAGACAAGAGTTAAATAAGCTTGGTATCAAATATTCTTAACTTTTTCCTTGTAATGCTGTTTTCTGTATGTTACTATGTGTATGTCGTTGTTGGGTGGGTTCAAGTAATAGATACAAGTATAAATATACATAAAGGATAAAAATGAAAACAAAAGAAAAAGATGAACACCTAAAAGAAGCATTTTTATGGTATAAACGTAAAGTAGCTATTTCTGAAGATATAAATATAGGGGATATAAAAGAAACCGATATTGAAAATGTAGAGATACTTACAGAGAAAAATAAATGACTAACCTTGTCACACAACCATCTAATCTTAACCAGCTTAATGTAGTTGGATTTAAAGTAAATATTGCACGGCTTCCTAATGTACAATTTTTTTGTCAACGTGTTAATATACCTGCTGTTATTCTTGGGGAAACAGTTGAAGCTTCACCATTTATGAATAATCCACTTGAAGGTGATACACTTAGTTTTGAATCATTAACTATTGGTTTTATATTAGATGAAGATATGCAGAATTATATAGAGATATATAATTGGTTAACAGCTTTAGGATTTCCAGAAAGTTATGATCAGTTTAGTACATTAAAACGAGCTGAAAAATTTGGTGATAACACGGATAGTCTTTATTCAGATATTAATATTATGTTGCTTACCAATAAATCTAATCCAAATTATAAAGTATCATTCAAAGATATTTTTCCTACATCCCTCAGTTCATTAAGCTTTGATGCAGGTGTATCAACACTAGACCCTATAATCGTTGATGCCACATTTAATTTCCGCGGGCAGTTTGAAATTGAGAAAATCATCTAAAACTATTCCTTGTATTTACATAATCAATATGGTATTATACATATATGAAAATTGATGATATTAAAAAACTAATCGAAATAGATAAAAAGATTGACCATACTCAACTTGATACTGAATCACTTAAAATACCAGAACAAGCAGTCAAGTATCAGCAACTTGCATATGATGAAGCATTACGTTTACGTTTTATTGAGAAAGAATATAATGTTGTTAAGTATAATAGGTGGATGTATTACACGGGTAAAGCTGACCCGGAAGTATATAGTAAAGAACCATTTGATCACAAGGTTTTAAAATCAGATATTAATCTTTTTTTGGATTCAGATCTTATATTAAATGAAGTACAAGATAGAATGCTAGCACAAGCTGAGAAATTAAAACTAATTGTTGATGCTGGAAAAGTAATGCAGAATAAGAGTTTTAATATAAAGAATGCCCTAGAACATCAAAAGTTTATGGGCGGGGCATTTTAATTATGATTACTGTTGGAAAAATTAATGAATCGTTTTTGATGATTTCCTGTGAGCGACATATTTCTATGGAACTGAATGAGTTCTTCGCCTTTCAAGTTCCTGGTTTTCAATTCATGCCTCAATATCGTAACAAGATGTGGGACGGCAAAATACGTTTATTTAATATTAAGACGCAACAACTTTATACGGGTCTATATGACCATTTGATGAAGTTTGCCATGCAACGTAATTATGTAGTCAAAAGTGATGTTTTAAGTGTCACACCACGATCAGGTTTAACAGATGAAAATATTGCAGATTTCTTTACAGCATTAAATCTTCATTGTAAAAATAAACCAATTGCACCTAGAGAATATCAAATAGAATCATTCAAACATTGTGTAAAGGCTGAAAGATCTTTATTGC